ATTCAATAATTTTTGGGATGAATTAACGTCTTTAGTGGTGACTGATAATCTCTGGAATGCGTTTCTCAAATCATTATCGGCAACACCAGTGGCCAATTGAGTTTTTGAAATATAATCCTCAGTCGCTTTGATTTGATCATCGGTTGCACCAGTTGCAGTTTTTAACGCACTGGCCAATCTCAATTGTGCGGCTTCATCCTCAATTGCTGATTTAACGCCATCAATTCCAATTTTGACTGCATAAGCGGCTGCTGCTGCGGCTGCTGCTGCAAATGCCAACCCAACTTTTTTGCCAACATCGCCCATTTTGTCGCCAAAACTTTGAACATCTTTTTCGGCTGATTTTAAATTGTCGGTTAGTTGCTTGGTTTCAGCTAAAATTGCAAGTTTTAAAGTGCGTGATCCAGTAGCCATTATGCCCATTCCTTAACAATTCGATCAAATGCGGATTCCCATTGATCAATGATGTATGGTTGATTTTCTCTTAAAGTTGGATAAATAAACCAGCCCCTGGAACCCCGGCCAAATTTGCCCGACCAACCTGGAAATTGTTTAAATTTATTTGATCCAAATTCATATCCACCCCATAACTGTTGAGTAGTGCCACCACCGCTAAATTTTTGCCTGGCAAATCCAATGTTCAATTCACCGACCGCTGATCTTTTGGTGCGGCTTACTGCTGATCCTTCGGCAATTCGATCATCGGCTTGATTGTTAGTTTGTGAGGATTTATCAATGATTTTTTTCCTCAAATATTCAACCAACGCACCCGATTGTTTTTTTGATTCAGCAATTGCTTGCTCACCCATTGCATCTAATGCTTTTACAATATTGCGCAACTCAGGTGCGTCATACGTAAATTTAATCGTATCACTGGCCATTTTGCTGCTCCAATATCTCCACTGCGGTTAAAATCTGTTCAGCGGTTTCCCATTCACTCATTGGAATGTGCGTGGCAATTGCCAACTCAACCAATAAGCGGTTTAGGCTGCCCCGCTCGTATCTTTTGGGTCATTAACTCCCACCGTCACATCCACCACTCCATCGCACCAGGCTTCAAATGGTTTGATTGGTTTTGTAGTTGATCGCTTCATGGCGTGATACGCCAAAAACAATAAATCGCTAATCCCAATTTTTTCCTGGGCTTGGCTAATTATGTTTCCAGTTTCACGCTCCCATTTTGCCCACTCAGGTGGCTGGGCAATATAGGTTTCGGTTTCCCCGTTTCCATATTCAATTTGTATTGGTAGTTTCATTTTGCTGCTCCCGATTCTTTTTTATAGTGTTGGTGTTGTCACGCAAGTGAATGACAATGAAACCGTTTGTGCATCAGGTGCGGTGCCGCCTGCTGATGGGAAAATTGGTTGCACATCAAATGCAAAAACTGATCCAGTTGCAGCGGTGAATGAAACTGTTAATGGTGTGTTTGGTGCAGATTCTGCGGCAGTCCATAATGCATTGCATAATGATCCACCAGCAGTCCAATCTGCCAACATCTCAACGGCAAACGTTCCCTGCGAATCGGTCGTAAAATATGCTTTTCCGTCTAGTGTTTGATAAGTGTTGATTGTCGATGCAATTGTTAAGGTTGCACTAGTTGCCTGGGCATCATATGAGGCACCTTCAATGGTGAATGTGATGTCACGGCCAGTGATGATTGTTGTTGGCATTTTTTTCTCCTATTGATCTTGGTTGTAATAAGTGCTGACTGAGATGTCGGCAATTAAAAGTGATGATGTGTTCACGTTTGTAATGGTTGGGCGTTGAACATCGCCAACCACATATCCATCAGGCATTGCTCCCAAAATTTGAATTACTAATGTTTCCAAATTATCTAATGCACCAGGGTTTGAGTTATAGGCCACGGCAGCTGAAATCGTAAAATTGATTTTGACACTAACTGATGATTTTGAAATTAGGGTTGATTCCAAATAGGGTGAATCTGGAATAATTACACATGCTGGAGGGATTATCGCTTCTGGAACCCATCCATAAACTGTTGCACCAATTGCACCTAATGCGGTGGCTAAACTATTGCGAACCTCATTGATTGATGCACTCATTGGGCAATTGTTTCAACATCAATAAATGGTGCTAACAATCCAAATTGGCGATTGATCATTGCACGGCCTGTCCGATAAATTGTTTGAGCAAAATCCACGCCCTCAATTTGTGATCCTGGGGCAATAATTGCCTGGAAAATGTCGGTGCTTAAACCCAATAAAGCATTTTTAACTGCATCATTGGTTGCGTAAATCTCTGCCGCACTCGACCCATCAAGCACGGCAAGGCCAGCGGGGATGACTGGTGTGACCACTGAATCAGCCTCATTGACGGATGCTGCAAACATATACGCATCCAATGTTCGGGCATTGGCGGTGTATGTTGCATCAAGGTCACCACAACCAGTCACGATAACTGATTGACCCTCTACAAAAAAATTTGGGCGGATCGTGTAAAAATAAATGACATTCGATTTGATTTGATAAGAATCAATTGCTGATGCATTTTGGGTCAGCAATGGCAAACAAATTGATTCAGCACTTGCAATAATTTGATCCAAATAACCATCAGAATATAGGGAATCGCTAACGCCCAGCACGGCACGTAAATCATCGGCATCAATGATGGGCATTAGCAAATCCTTTCATTCGGCTGGGCAATGTTCGGGAGCGACCATTACCCATGACTTAATTTTTTATCAGGTCTGATTCCAGCATGCACCAAATGGAATTTTTGGAGCAATTGCTGCATAACCATAATAAAGCAAATCAACTGTTCCATCAGATTGAATTGCGGTGCGTAATGTAAAGCGTGGAGATTCATACCATGTCCATGCATTTGGATTGATTGTGACCATTGAAAAATCACCAGTTGAGGTTGATCCACCAGCATTGCCAATTGATCGGCTAACGTAAAGATCAAGCCCTGGAGATACACGGCCACGCAACGAGCCAGCAGTTGCCAACCCTGCCTGGTTTGAAGGATTTGCTGCATTGTATAACGGTGTTCCATTGTCGTTATAGCCCATGATGTTTGCCCATTGTCCTGGAGATACAACCAGGTTTTGTGCAAATCCTAATGATGAACCATAAACCGCTGCTGCGGCTTGTGATGTGTATGCTAAAAATCCTGTTGCAGTGTTTGCATTGACGGCAGTCTGTTGTCCAGCTGCTTGAATTGTGCCAACTGCAAATTCATCAGTAACTTTTGCATAAGCAAATTCGAGATTTTGTAGGAGGGCCTGAATATATTCGGGCCGACTTCGATCAATCAACTCAACGGTCGTAATTGCACGGCCTTTAAATGATTGCACTGGAACTGATAAAAATGTGGCTGATAATGATGATTCAGTTACGGCTGCATTTTCTGCAACGTTTGCCACGGTTGGCACTGCGGTCACCTTTGGCAATTCAAATGTCATGCCCTCAGTAACTAATGCCTCACGGCTTAACGCATCAATCATTCCACGATCACCATTTGCTAGTGCATTGATAACCTGAACTGATTGAGGTGTTGGCACCATACCTGGTGCAGTTGATGTGGTGTTATCGGCTGCACGCACATAAATGCGGGAATCCTCATCACCTAAGACGTTTGCTTTTAAAAAATGCTCTAAATAACTGTGTTTGTCCACAATTGGTGAGCGGGGTTTTGTGTAGGCGACTGGTGCTGATGTCGCTTGAACTGCTGATGCAACATCAACTGATTCAGTTGGTGCAGCAGGCTCAACGGCTTGATTGTCGGTCACTGCGTTCTCCTTTGTATTTGTTTGATCTGATTCAGAATTTTTTTCCGCTTCAGAATTTTCTCCTTTGGTGGCTGCAACATCTGAAACCTTTGCAGATTTAACTGCTGGCTCAGTAACTAATGCAACGCCTGTTAATTCACCTGATAAAACTTTCATGGTGCCATCTTTTTGCATCTCATAATCATTGACGGCCAATTCAATTGAAAATCCATCCCTCATTCCCGATGCGGCTTCCTCTAATGCATCAGTGCCTGCGGTTGTCTTAGCAATTTTAAAAGTCGCATCAATTGATTTATCAGAATTTAAATTCATGCTCAATGTTTTCCCAATCCTGCGGGTGCGGTCATGCTCCAGGTTAAGAAAAACATCTTTAGGAGCAATGCTGCCTTTTGCAAATATTACTTTGCCAGTCGATGCATTTGCAGGCTCATTGAAGGCAACGATTCGGCCAGTTATTGTTCTAGATTCCGAATCAGCTGCGGTGATCTGCATTGGTGTTGTCAGTTTCATAGTGCCATGTCCTCCATTTGTCTAATTTCATCAGCGGTCATTACGCCAATGCGATTTAATATTTCATACACTTGCGCTCGCTCATAACTTGATCCACGCAAATAAAAATCAAAATCCATGCGTGCGACCTGGGATGATGGCGTAAAGTCAGGCATTGATAAACGTTGCTCAATTGAATTTGCAATCGGAATCAATGAGAAATCACGCAAGGTGCGCAATGCGGTTGTAGCATTTGAATAAGTCATCGATGATCCAGTTTCGGCATCAACAAAATATGCTGGAATGCCAATCGCCCTGGCCAATTCGGTTGCGATGTATGAACGTGCAGCCGCCAACTGTAATTTTTCAGGATCGAAACCAATTTGCTCCATTGTTACATCCGCATTCAAAAATGCAGTTGAACGGTTACGCCTTGCAATGCCCCATGAATCTAAAAGTTTTGCAATTCGATCTGCTGGCAATGCTGATCCATTTGATTTTAAAACCATTGATGGAACTGGCTCCCTGGCATAATTTGCTGCTGCTCGCTCCAATTCGGCACCAGTGCGAATGGTGCGACCTGCCCGATTTAATAATCCTTCATCATTACCGTAGAAAACTACGAGGGATCCAACCCCACTATTCGGTATGGCATAACCATCAATTGTGTAGCCAATTATCTCAGTCGAGTTGGAATTTAATTGTGCTGCAACTCTTGATGGGGCAATCCGCTGCATTGAACGCACCCGAAACGTGTCTTGATACAATTCTGAAATTTGAAAATAACTGTAACCGTAGAATAATAAATCCTCAGCACACCAAACCCAACTTGCTGCTCCTGGGATTCTTGGATCAGGATCATTTATCACACGTGGCGCATCAACTCGCATTCCAGTTGAACGATCTCGAATCACAATTGGAATTGATGCAATTGCGCTGCAAATAATATTTCGTGCCCTGGCAACCGTTGGGATGCTCATTGCTTCCTCACGGGTTGCAGTGTTAAATCCGCCCAGTGGATTAAAAATTGAATCTAATGCTTGCACTGGTGCCAAATTTGATGCGGCAACATCCAGGGATGGGTCAGCCAATCTCGTATTTAGCTGAAATCGATCAAATAATCCCATGTGATCATTTTTTCATTGAATTACCACTAACCGATTAAAATGTCCACATCTGTTGATGGGCGTGTCGCAAAATGAGCAACCAGCGCACTGGC